AATATTATAAAAAGCGAATTTTGGAATGTAGCGAATCAGCTAAAGATTTTAAAGCTAAGGCTGAGAATAGCTCAGGTGATCAAGCTGTTGAATATTTACGAATGGCCGCTATGGAAAAAATCAACGTCGCAAATTATACGTCGGGACTATCCGCATCATGACATTTAAATTTAGCGAACGAAGCCTAGAGTGCATGGAAGGCGTAGATGAAGAAATGCAGCTCGTTTATAAGCACGCGATTAAAGATAGTCCTATTGATTTTGGCATACCTGGGCATGGAGGGTTAAGAACGGCTGGTGTTCAAAACACTATGTTTATCAAAGGCGTGTCTAAGTGTGACGGCATTAAAAACAAAAGCAATCATCAATCAGGTGACGCTTTAGACTATTACGCATATGTTAATGGTCATGCAAGTTGGCGACCTATTCACTTGGCAATGGTAGCGGGGGTTATTCTATCAACGGCTAAGAAGCTAAAGCGCGACGGCGTGATTAGTATCGAGCTAACTTGGGGTGGTACGTTCGGATCTAATGATTTTGACGGTTGGGACAAGCCACACATGGAAGTTAAAAAGAAAGCCTGATTTGCACTGTCAAGCCCTTATGTTAGAATATAGAAAATCTATGAGGGCTTGTTAATGGCTAACGCAATTTTACTACTACTTCGACCTTTATTGGTTTCTATGATGTTCTCTGTAGTTAAAGGGATTATCAAGCTTGCGCTAGGGAGTCTTGATTTATGGCTTCGTAAGAAGGTAGAGAGCACAGATAATAAGTATGATGATGCAGCATACAAGGTATTTTCTGATAATAAGAAAGGGATTTTGACCGCCCTAGATAAGGTCGTTAACTTAATTTCAGGTAATAAATAATGCCAACTAAAGCAAAGACAAAAAAGAAGCCAGTAGCTAAGAAGGCTAAAAAAGTAGCCTTTGGGTTTGGCGCTAACGAGAAAAAAACTAAGCGCGCAGGCAAGGCTTAGTTATGATTGAGCCTCTATTAAATCTTAATGGGGCGGAGAGATTCGCGGCTGCTTTCGGGATTGTTGCATTATTCACTAGGAAGGATTTAGCCTGGTATTGTTTTGGCGCTTCAATTCTAAGCATGTTTGTTCATGATTCTACAATGACCTACGAAGCTAAGATAACGTCATATTCATTAATTACATTTATTATGGCAATAGGAAGCGCTGCACATTATCGAATATCTGGCCACGCACTGCCGATAGTAATTAGCGCTATTTGCTGCCTAACTTTAATTAACCAATTCTTTCAGGTTATGGAATGGACTGATGGCAGATACCTAATTAGCAACATGCTAGGGGTGTCAATGCTTACTAGTCTAATGTTTATGGATGGCCGCAAAGGATTGCTACATGACCTTGCAAATGATATTAACTCTTATTCTAATAATAGTCCTAATAGCTCTAGCAGTAATAGAAACGGTAAGGGTTGCCCGTGAACATTCAAGATGTAAATCACGCGATACAGACGGCGTTCTTCGCGGGCGCAACAATACTGACAGATAATGTCTTTGAGATTATCGGCGCTATCGGCGTGATACTTAATTTGGCGTTTGTATATCAGTCGTATTCAGAAAGAAAGAAGCTTAATAGGATCGAGTCTGAGAATAAGGCTCTTGAGAAGAAAATACTTATTAAGCAGCTGGAGGCTCTAGATGTTGTGCAGGTTAGGAATTCACAAATGGCGGAAGTCTAGACGCTACATGGACAGCCCGCTAGCGTATAGATGCACACGCTGCGGGCTGCATGATATTAGGGTTTAACTAGCCCGAAGTTCTTCTTTGGCTTAATCGGCTTATCCATGGTCTTGCCATTAGCTACATCTTTTTCATAATTAGCAGCACTTCTTTCTTTCGCATTCTTATCGACCTCTCCAGTAACGCAGCTAGCTATTACTGAATAACTCCCACCACTAGCAATGAACTCCTCCACAGCAAGGCGTACTCGATCAGCCTCGGCTATCTTATTGCTAGTCAGTGCAGGCGGCTTAGGTGCTCTATCATTTGATCTGATATCTACTAATTCGTTATGCGTCATCTTTATTTCCTTAATTGCTTGCTTTTAGAATTAAATCTAATAGTATATGAACTAGACACAACGTCAAGCAAAGAGGGAAAGAATTATGGGTAATAGTGAGATGGATATTAAATGGGAAGATGCACCAGATAATTCACTTGTATGGGTGCAGGACATCAATCCTGACTGCGGAAATGATCTTAGTGGGTGGTTTCAAGAGATGGATGATAAATATGTAGAGTGGGGTTCGCGTAATTTTATTCTAAAAGCAGACGAATGCTATGCCGTCCATCGCCGACATGTGGCAGATCCAGTATCAGCACCAGCAGAGTTCGTGCCTACAGTGGGTGAAGAGTGTGAGTTTAATTATTCGCCCTTGAGTGATGGTTCGGAGTGGGTTAGGTGCTTTATTGTTGGTAATGTAAAAGATGGCCGTCGAGCGTTTCAAGAGATTACCAGTCACGGCGTTAAAGGAGTAAAAGTGGCAGGGTCTTTGGGTATGTTCCGCCCACTCAAAACCGAAGAGGAGAAGGCGCGGGAGGCTTTTATTGAAGATTGCTTTAATGCAACGCCTCTTGGCAAGACTGATGTCTATGTAGAGATGTTTGGCAATATGTTTGATTTGGGCTTCACAGCTCCCAAAGGTGATGAATGATGAATAAAGTAAGCGACATGCACCTAGTATCAATAATAGCGCTATCCATGGCTATCGGGTGCGTTATGACTCTAATGATTAGTTACGATAAGATTAGCTCGAACGAGGTTGGCGGCTATCACTGCCAGCCAATCACAACGCACACAACACTTGAATCTGCAAAAGGTCAGGTTAATTTATATCACGCAATGACAGGGGTTAATGATGAGTAAGCATCTAGGTCACAATATACCAAAGGGAGCCACTCATTTCGTGAGTGAGGGTGATGGATATCATGCGGGATTCTACAAGAAGGATGGTGATAGATTTTTCTGTAAAGAAGTTGATGGTGGGGCTTATGAAGGATGGTCATGGACACTTAGGTTTGACGCGCTTCCTACTGAGTGCGAGATTCCAATGCCAAACATTAACGACAAAGCCTATGACGAAATAACGCCAGAGAAGGCTGAGGAGAATCGAAAGGCGCTGGGTGAGTTGGGAGTAAGGATTAAATACAATGCACTTTCTGTCGAGGAGAGAATTCTTGATGATATGACAAAGCGAGATGAGGAGGCTAGAAAGGCGCTGGGTGAGTCATTTACTGAAATTGAGAATAAGGCCAAACTAAACAAGTACAGCAGAGAGATTCAGTTGGAGCAAGAGAGATGAATCTTGATAAAATAATTGAGCGTGGTAAGCGTAAAATCCACAGAAGGGTTGAGCGTGTTATTCGTAAGCATGATACTGAGCTATTAGAGATTGATAGAAAGGCTAAAAGCGAGAGAGAGTCGGCACTAATGAGTATTGCTCGAAATGGTAATTGCCATGATGCTGATCACTCACGAAGAATGGTGGCATTGAGAGGAGGTAACCAAAGATATTTATATAGTTTAGCAATGGCTTATAGTAGATCTTTGGGTATTGGTACTAGCTCGGGACTAGGTGGGGCTAATCAGGCAAGTGCCGGTTCTGCACTATGGGGTGGCACGCCATGAGTAAAAGCAAGATATTAAGCTACTCGATACTAGGGTTGGTGCTGTGCAACTTGGCATGGTTTATTTATTTACAGGCTGTGGGGTAGGTAGATTAAGGTCGCAATTAACGCGGCCTTTTTTGTGTCTGCTATTTATGTGATACCATAGGGTTAAATGTAATAACATAACATGGTGATGAATGGCCAAGATTACCGCCAAGCAAAAACGGTTCTGCGAAGAATATATGATTGACCTGAACGGCAAGCAGGCCGCGATACGGGCAGGATATAGCGAAACATCAGCACAGCAGATAGCAGCAGAAAACATGTTGAAACCTGTGGTGGCCGAATATATCAATGAAATGAAGTCAAAACGCTCTGAAAAGGTCGAGATAGACGCCGCATGGGTGCTTAGGCAAGCGGTAAAGGTTCATAAGCGCTGTATGCAGGCCGAGGAGATAAAAGACCGTGAAGGCGGCTCTACGGGCGAGTATAAGTTTGAGCATGCAGGAGCTAACAAAGCATTAGAGATAATCGGCAAGCATGTTGATGTTCAAGCATTCCTAGAAAAGAAAGAAATAGAGGTTATGGTTACTCATGAGCAGTGGCTAGACGGCCTAAAATGAACATAGGCCAACTGGAAACAAAACAAAGGCTAAAGGATGAATTCCCATTCTATGCCCGCAACTGCCTACATATAAGAACTAAGGATGCTGGAATACTGCCTTTTGTCCTTAATGAAGCTCAAGAATACATCTATAAAAAGCTAGAGGAGCAGTTAGCTAGTACTGGAAAGGTTAGGGCAATAATCCTAAAGGGTCGCCAGCAGGGCGCATCTACGCTAATACAAGGAAGATACGTTCACAAGACTACGCACAACAAAGGTGTTCGTGCCTTCATCCTAACTCATGACGGCGAATCAACTAACGCACTGTTTGAGATGACTAAGCGCTATTATGATTTACTGCCTGATTTTGTTAAGCCATCAATCGAGAAGTCAAACGCCAAAGAACTTAAGTTCGATAAGCTAGACTCAGGCTATAAGATCGGAACGGCCGGGAACAAGTCAATTGGCCGCGGTCAAACTATTCAGTTCTTTCACGGGTCAGAGGTTGCATTCTGGCAAAACGCGGGCGAACTAACCAAAGGTGTACTTCAAGCTGTGCCTGATGCTGATGGCACTGAGATCATATTAGAGTCAACAGCCAATGGTCTTAATAACTATTTTCACCAGCAGTGGAAAATGGCAGAAAAGGGAGAGAGTGAATTTCAAGCAATCTTCGTCCCGTGGTTCTGGCAGTCGGAATATAAAAAGAAATGCCCGGATGATTTCAAACCTACAGAAAGTGAAGAGGATTTAAAGGAGTATTACGGCCTAAATAATGAGCAGCTATTCTGGCGCAGACGTAAAATATCAGAGCTTAGTGCTGATGGCGTAGATGGGGGTAAGGCGTTTAAGCAAGAGTATCCAATGAATGCTGCTGAAGCCTTCCAGATTACCAGCGGAATGAATACGCTCATTAATTCAGACCAGTGCATGAGAGCCAGAGCGAATACATTTAACGGTAACGGCCCTCACATTGTCGGCGTTGATCCGTCCAGAGGTGGTGATAGATTTGCATTTATGCACCGCCAAGGCCGCAAAATGTGGGGAATGAAAGCGTACCAGGGTATCGAGTGCGATAAGCTAGGAAAGAATGTAGCTCTGTGTAAGGCTGTTCTTGATAAGGTTGATCCTGTATCTGGCAAGAAGCCTGATATGATGTTTATCGATTTTGGGTCTGGCGCTGATATTGTTGATCGGCTGCATGAGATTGGTTACGAGGAAAGAGTCAAGGCTGTATGCTTTGGCAGCACGCCGCTAAATCCTGAAAAGTACAAGAATAAACGTAATGAATTATGGGGGGAGTTTGCCGACTGGCTTAGTGATGAGTCGATGCCTGTTGACATTCCAGACAGTGACGAGCTTCAGGCGGATATCTGCGCAAGCCCCTATACTAGAGATTCCAATGATAGACGTGTATTATTAGCCAAAGATAAAATAAAATCAGAGTTTGGCTTTAGTCCTGACTTTGGCGATGCGGGCGGCTTAACCTTTGCCGAGCCTGTTAATGTTAAAAATAATTGGGGCGAACTAAACTACGCGCCACGGAGCATAGTATAAGATGGCAAAAATGAATAACGATGAGCTATTAAGCTACCGTAATGCAGCGGAAGCCAATAGCATTCACGCCTCAGATGAATTGAATGCGGCAAACCGTCGCGCTTATGATTACTACTGCGGAAATCCATTAGGGAATGAGGTTGATGGAGAATCACAGGTAATCAGCACCGACGTGTTCGACCTTGTTGAAGCTGATATGCCTTCTCTTGTTCGCGTATTCCTTGGCGCTAATGACATTATGAAGTTCTCGCCTGTATTGGATACAGAGCAAGAGCGACAAACTGCGGACGAAAAGACCAAGTACATTAACCATCTAATCCGCCAGCAGCCTACCTCGTACAAGACTATATTCGACTGGCTGAAAGGTGCTGAAATTTACAAATACTCAGCCCTTAACTATGGCTACGAAGAAGAAGATACTGTTAAGGTCGTTGAGTATGAAGGCTTGACAGAAGATGAGTTGGCAGAAGTAAAGATTGAGCTACAGCTTTTAGAGCAAGATGGCGCAGTGGTTGACTTCGAAGAGGTTAAGCGACCTAGCAAGGATAAGTTCAAAGACCTTAAGGCCACCATCAAACGCACTATTGGCAAATACTTTAGCCGATACATTGACCCAGAAGACTTTGTAATCAGCTCGGGCGCAACCAGTGAAGATGATGCGCAAACAATCGGCCATGACCAGATACTAACCAAGTCCGACCTAGTGGCAATGGGTTATTCCAAAGAGGTGGTTAAAGATCTACCAACAGCTAGCGGCACTGATAGCTCCAATAAAGAAAACCGTTTGCGTGAGCAAGGCGGCGCTGCTGAAGGTAATAGTCTTGATTGGACTGGTGAATTAGTTCGCTTAGAGACTCGATACATTAAGGTTGACAAAGATGGTGATGGCATAGCAGAACGCTTACGCATAATTACTGTTGGCGAAACCTTGCTAGAAAATGAGCCTTATGAAATAGCGCCTTATTCAGTCCTATGTTCTAACATGATGCCAGGTCAATTGATCGGCAAGTCTCGCACAGATGCGGTAATGGAGACTCAGGAAGTTAAGACCGCGTTATGGCGTCAAACCATAATGAATATGTACCAGGTTAACTCGGCACGTATGGCGGCTAATGAAAACGTCAACATGGACGACCTGTTAACTCAGCGCATCGGTGGCATTGTTCGAACCAAGGGACAAGATAGCCCGCTTAATCACGTTGCGCCACTACCTACTCCATTCATTGGCGACAAGGCATTGATGGTTCTACAGTATGCTGACTCAGCACGAGCACAGCGCACAGGTTCATTGCTGGCTAACCAAGCCCTTGATAGTGATCGCTTAGGCCAAGAGACAGCCACGCGATTTGAAGGCGTTAAAGACGCTTCCATGGCTAAGATTGAATTAGTAGCTCGTGGGCATGCAGAGACAGGCTTTAGACGTCTATTTGAAGGTATGCTCTGGACTACCGTACATTTTCAGAAAGAAAAAACGGAGATCATGGTTCTTGGTAAGCCGATGACTATCGACCCTCGCCGCTGGTTGAGTGATCAGCCTATCGTGTGCTTGGTTGGCCTAGGTGCTGGCGATGATGACGCGATCATGAATAACATGGGCTCATTGC